GAGCCATTCCCATATCAGCGGAAAGCCTCCTATGCCGTCAAAGAGGCTCGCCATTGTGGGATGTCCGCAGCCTACACAAAGGCTCAGACGGGTCAAAACATACGCCCAGGGTGGGAGGGCAATGCTATTGCCAAGTGCCTTGTAGCGTGCGCTGTCTGCACTCTCAGCGTGGCTCTTGCCGTTTTCTCCTACCCATGCGCCTATATCCGTCCAACCGTCTGGAAAGCCTTGCAGGCGTTCACATTCCAAAGGGGTAAGGCGGCGGACGGTCAGCCGTTCGGTGTCAATCACGCTGTTAAAGTTCTGCTTATCCGGCATCCGTTGTCCCCCCCCCGCATTTCGTGCGGTGAGAGTGTCGATGACCTGCCCACCGTTCCAGTATTGGTACATATCAAGTTTTCACTCCCTCCGCCATAATCACCGCCGGAGGCTTTCAGAGTTCCGCAGCCTCGGCGGTAGTTTCCATATTGATAGTTTTCATACATAATCATTCTCTGTGCCTCCATCCTTGTAGCACACTATGTGTGACTGCTTATAGTCCCTCGCCATAAGGGTAGGGCATACATCGCAGCCGATTGACATAAAAGAGCCGCAAGTGGCGGCGTAAACATCAGCTACTTGTTTTCTAATATCAGAGGAACATTCCCCCCCCGGTGCCCATTTGACCGCTTAGGGTCTGCACAACGCCGTCCTCGTTAATTTTCACACGGCTGTCCTGCGGGTGGTTTTCAACAGCAAGCTGCACAATGGCAATCCCACCTTGATTTTTTGCGGGGTCGGGGCGGGTAGCATCTAATGTTTTAGAAACGCCAACCTCACGGCATCCGCTGTGCGGATTTGTGCTTTTCATGCTGTTTGAGGCAAGGCTGTCAAAGCTAAAAGCCTTGGCGTGGTTTTCAATGACCACCGCACGCCCTGCACCTGTTGCACCAAGGGTGTGGCAAGGGTCACCAACCTGTGGATTGCTTGCATTGGTCTTACTGGTGACGGTTTCACCGTTGTAGACGATTGCAAGCCGTCCTCTAATATCTGCATCATGCTTTGGCATACCGGCTCCGGCACGCAAGGTGCTTGCCACATCGTCCAGCGGCTCACTGTAAACGGCAGGGCGGTCAATGGTGTTGAGGGTGTAGCTTACACCCTCTGTCCATCCTTTGCCGTTGCATCCTGCGGTGTCGGCTCTGTCGATGCAGTTTCCTTGGATGCAGAATGTAGACCCGCCTGGTTGAGCAGTGCCGTCTTGAGCAGGGGCGGCAACTCTTTGCCACGGTGCTCCGCTCTGCGGACAATACCCAGGCACGCCTTGGCGCTCAAAGAGTATTTCGGGTGCGGTGAGGCCTCCAAAATCTGCGACAAGTGCGATGCGTTTTCTGCGCTGGGGCACTCCCCAAAACTGAGCATCGAAAACGCGCCAAGCAACGCTCCATTTTCCTCCCACATCGGTGAGGCATCCGGCTGTTGGCCATCCGTTCTTAGGGACAGAAACAGCGGGGACTTGCGGCTCTGCGATTTTGATTGTTTCCTGGAGGACTGCCCCAAAGTCCTCTCCTTTGTTGGAGCTGAAAGCTCCGGGGACATTTTCCCAGACCATCCAACGGGGGCGGATGTCTGTACCTGTTCTACCTCTTGCGGCATCTGCACACCTCATTTCTTTTATAATTCTGATTTGCTCCATAAAGAGCCCGGACCGTTCACCGGCAAGACCGGCACGCCTGCCGGCCACAGATAAGTCCTGGCAAGGACTGCCGCCGATGATGACATTGACGGGCTCCACCATAGAGCCGTTGATTTGCGTTATATCTCCCAAGTGTTTCAATGGTGAGCCTCCTATCTTTTCTCAATTTCCTCAAACACCATCTTTTCCGGCAGCATTTTGTGGCACACATACACGCTGCTAAAGGGCGGATTGAGTGATGGTTTGGGGTCTTGGTAGCTTTGGAAATACGCCACTCGTCTGTTGAAATACATGATTTCAAACTCGTTTTCTCTGAACATTTCAAAACGCTCTTGGCTCTCAAACAGTCCTACAACGCCAACCAGCATTGCAAAGGGTTTTCCGATGTCAAAGAGCCGTTGCAGCACTTGCCCCTTTACGGAGTACGGAGGGTTGCTTATGATATAGTCACAAGCAGGCGGGACACATTGGAAAAAGTCCCCCCCGTAGCTATGTGAGAGTGAATGACTGACACGCCGCAGGCGGCATATTGGGAGAGCAGTTTGACAAAGTTGCTTTCCTCTGTGTCAAAGGGGTACCAGATGGTGCAGGGCATTTTGATGTACTTGAGTATTGGCTTTATTGCATATTCCGGCGTGTAAAACTCATCATTTTGGGAGGATGCCACTTTGTCCATTTTCATGTTGCGTGTACCTCCTCGGTGGTAAGTAAAATAATTTTTCAGTAACGGTAAATTGGTTGCCCTTGTTCCGGTCTAAAGTTCGGGTAAAGGGTTTTTCCCATATACATTGGATGTCCGGCGGTGCCTCCTGTTCACTGACAAAAACCGTGTGTCCTAAATCGGCAAGCAGCCGCATTGCTATCCAAAACTCTGTGGTGTCAAACCTGTCCCCGGCATAACCTGTTGTATTGTTATAGGGAGGGTCTGCGTATATCACGGAGTTTTGCGGGATGCACAAGTGGCGGTAATCGCCACATACAAATTGGGCATCTTGCAGGGTTGCCATATCTTTCAATAAGGAGCGCTTGCTCTGTTCGGCGTAGTTGGTGCCGGTCTTATTCCTTGCATAGCCGCCAAACCATTTGCCTCCAAAGCTGCACCCAAAGCCTACAAAACCGGCAAGGACGGGGTCTGCATCCTTGTTTTCCCGTATGTATTGGTACTGCTCCGGAGTGATGTGCTCCGGCAGGTTATAGCCTTGTTGAACGCCTTGGAGCATCGCAATGAGGTATTCGTGCCGGTCATTGAGGATTTTGCGGGAAAAGCCCTGCACTTTGCTTTCCACAGCGCAACTGCCGCAAAATAAGCTGACAAAGCAATCCTCCCCCCCCCGCAGCCTGCATGATTATCTGAGCAATGGGTTTGGCAATTCTTGATTTTCCACCTTGGTATCTCATTGATAATCTCTGCGATTGACCGGGCAATCCGGCTTTTGCCGCCCATGTATTGCATGGTCAATCAGTCCTTTCTAAAGAATTGCCCCACCCAACCGTCTGCGTTTAGCGGCAGTCCGGGCGCCCAGGGGATAGGCTGGCGCATAATGGAGCACACATACTCAAGCATGGTGTCCTCATCCGCCCACGGGGTCACATCAATAATGACCTCATCATGCACATGGAACACAACGGGCAGGTGCGCCGCCTCAAGCCGTTCTATGGTGTCGGCAAGGCAGTCACGGGCAATGGCCTGCACGCAGTTCTCCACCAGCTTGCCTCCGTAGGTTTCAATGCGTTTCCACCGTTTGGTTTTCTGGTCCATGCCCATGTAGGAGATGGACGGGTTGCCCCATTGGTTTTCACCAATGCCGGGGCTTACATAGTAGAGTTTGCGCCCGGACGGCAGCGTGATGGTCATGCAGTCGGTGCCCTGGTTATAATCAAATTCACGGGTTATAATTAAGCCGTTGATGCCTATGGAGCCGCCCTGCGTGATAACCTGGACGGCGGCGTTGTCCATTGCATACCAGAGGTCACGGATGCGCTTGTTTGCCTCACGCCAGCGGCTCACGATGTCGGGCAAGTCCTCCTTCGGGATGCCCATATCCAAAGCACCCATATTGATGAGCGCCCCTGTGCTGCCCTGGTAGCCAAGCGCCAACTCTGCAACCTTGCCTTTCTGCCGGAGAGCATACTCCGGGTTGCCTTTCTTGATGAGGTCAATGGGCACGCCAAACATCTGGGATGCGGATGCCTCATAAATTTTGCCATGGGTGCGGAACACCTCAAGCCGCCATTGTTCGCCCGCAAGCCAGGAGATGACACGGGCCTCAATAGCGGAAAAGTCCGCATCAATCAGCACATGCCCCTCTGGCGCAACAAAAGCTGTGCGGATGAGCTGGCTGAGGCTGTCCGGCACGGAGCCGTAGATGCACCGCAAGCCGTCAAGGTTATGCTTTCGCACAAGGTCACGGGCAAGGGGCAGCGGCTCTAAATAAGTGCGGGGCAGGTTTTGCACCTGCACCAGTCTGCCTGCCCATCTACCGGTGCGGTTGGCTCCGTAAAATTGGAGCAGTCCACGGACACGGCCATCCGGGCAGACAGCAGCCTCAATGGCATCATATTTTTTGGTGCTGGTCTTGCCTAATTCCTGGCGTATCTCCAGCATCCTTTGCACCTGCGGACTGTTGCCGTCTTTGTTCAAGAGGCGTGAAACGGTATCTTTGCGGAGGTCAGTGAGCTCCTCGCCCATTTCCTCCTGCAACCACTGTGTAAGCTGTCCAACGCTGTTGGGGTTGTCTAATTTGGAGAGGTCGGTTGCCTCCTGCATCAAGTTCTTGCGGACGGTGCTGCCAAGATAAAGAGCGCCGCTGACAAAATCCATATCCACCGCAACGCCACGGGCGTTGATGATGAGGTCGGTTTCCCACTGTTTCTGCACAAAGTCCGGCACGGGAAAAGCGGAAAGCCTCCGCTCAATTTCCATTTCCGTCACAACATCCTGGCGGCAGTATTCTTTGAACAACTGCCACTTTGCCGGGTCATGCTGTGGGTAGTTGCGGGTACGCCCACCGTTGGCTTTGGTAGGAGCACATGGTACGCAGAAATAGCGGATGAGCGCCTTGCCGGTATTCAGCTTGCGCTTATCCTCCTCAAGTCCTAACGCCCGTCCTGTGGCATCCAAGCCCGCCGTATAGCCGCAATAGAGGCCGTGGAACATGGTGCAGCGCCACTGCTCCGGCGGCAGATAACCAACAAACTTTGAGAGGCATCCCCATTCAAAGGGAGCGTTGTATGCGTGCTTGATGTACTCCGGACTGGTGAGAGAATTGACAAGCCACGGGGGTAATTGTTCCCCCGTGGCCAAGTCAACGATTTCGACAGGGGCACCATCCAGGCTATAAGCAAACAGCAGGATTTCAAAGTCGGGGCTGGAGATGTACTTTTGAGCGCCGGCTTTGGCAATCGGTACGCTGGAATAAGTTTCAAGGTCTATACTGAGATGGTGCATGATGTCCTCCTTTTACATAGGCTGTCCTGTGATGGGGTTGATGCCGTTGCCGCTGTTCCAAGGTGCGGTGTTCATAGGCGGCTGAGGAGCAGCCGCAGGTGCAGTGCCATAGGCAACGGGCGTGGGTGTCCCATAAGCGGGAGCAGCCGCAGGAGATGCACCGATGCCTGCAAAGTCGGATGCGGCGGAGGACTGCCCACTCAGCGGCTCACCGTCACGGGTCTTGAGGACATTGCCCAAACCGCAGCCAACGCCCTTGTTGCCGCTGTTGGAGTAACCAAAGAAACGGACTGTGACACGGGCATACATGCCGCTGTAGATGTCGGCGGGGGACAGTTCGCAGTTGATGTTGTCGATGCCAACAACCTGCGGCTTGTTCTTGGTGGAGGCGGTAATCACCCAATGCCCCTTGCACTCATCGCCAAAGGGCACGCCGGACTTTCTCACGCCGTCACCGTCCCACACGGGGGTAGCAAGCTGAGGAGGGCGTGCGCCGTTCCACACCTTGGTCAATGCCTCGTTTGCGGCGGCGTTGATAGCGGCATCAATGTCCGCTTTGGTTGCCACATCGGTCTTGGGGATGAGCAGGGTCACGGAGTATTTTGGCTCACCGCCCTGCTGGGCGGCTCTGGGGGTGGTCAAGTTGGCATAGGAGAGGCGTACCTCACCGGTTAAAACTTTCATAGGGTCATTCTGATACATAGTCACTAATCTCCTTTTCACTTAAAATTCATTTTTTGTTTTGTATCATTCCAATAGCCGTAAATCCGCACCCAATGTTGATGGATGCCTTTGGCGCTCTTTACGGCTTTATGGAGCCTGTTGTTTTGGGCCATGATGGCACGGCCCTTTTTGCTCTGCTTGTTCGGCACAAGCCGCCAACCGTTTTGAAAATCAACGGATGTCTGCCTCCACGCCTCTTTGCTTTCCTCAACGATGTGTGGGAGAAAAGCCTCCACAGCATCAATGGCTGTCTGGTTGTTCCACGGTTCTGAAAGCATCAGCTTGAACAGCTTGCGGATATTCGGAGCAGGTAGCCCCGTGAGCTTGTCCAGATAAAGCTCAAAACGGGCGGTGTCATACTGAAAGCGGATGGTTGCGTGGGTCATCGCTTGCCTCCCATCTTTCTATCCAAGTGGAAAAGTTCTTTTGTCATATAGTAGGAAAGCAAGCAGGCAATCCAACCGTCAACTTTGCTGCTGTGGACGGCGCCCTCAAACACATACTCAGCGCCTACCCAACAAAGGGTGAGAATGGTGAGTATAAAAGCATACATAAGGGCAAAAAGAGCAAGTTTCGGTAGTAGAGGTTTCATTGTTCGCTCACCACCCCGGCAAAGTCGGAGGCGGCAGGTGAGTAGGTTTCCCTCTTGTCTGTCGCAAGCGCAAGGGTAGGTTTGCCCAAAGGTTTGACCACAAAGCTGCCGATTTTCTCAGCAAATTCAGCCTTGCCCATCAGTTTCTCCAGTTCGGAGAGGGTTTTAGGCTTGCGGTCATAGACAAGCGCCTCATCATATCCGGCGGCAATGACAGCTTTGATGGCGGCATCTTGGTCCGTAAAGGCACGGTTGCTCCGTCCCGCCACAAGTTTCCATCCGTCAATCGGCTTGCCGTCAAGCAGGGTCTTGAGGGCGTATTCCTCAAGGTCCTTGTACCATTGGACAAGCTGCTGCCCACGGATAAGCAGGTCACCAATCTCAGCATCAGACAGGAGCGGGTGGACTTCATTGCCGTGCGGTCCGATGTGAGAAAACTCCTGCGGCACCAGACTGTCAGCCGGAACGCTGGAGGCAGGCACACAGTCCTTGAAATCCTCAAGAGCAGTGTTGATGTTGGCACGGGCACGGCATTGCGCCTTGCCACGGCAAAAGCGGCAGTGTTCGCCGGGAACAAACTCACCCAGACCGGAGAAAGCCTTTTGTGCAATCGGCTTGATGCTTTCGCCCCATGCTTTCAGTTCCTCCACGGTGATGATGTCGGTGGTGTAGCTGTCAAGGCGCGGCTGGTCAATGCTCATGCGTATCTTTTTGATGGCGTCCCCAAAGATGGGGGCATAACGCTTGAGAGCACCCAAGGCGTAAAGCCGCATTTGCGGATTGCCCACAGCGGACACAGGTACGCCTTTGCCGTGCTTATAGTCCGTGATGCTGAGGGTGTCCCCACCAATCATCACATTGTCGCAGGTGCCAAAGCCCTCCGGCACATAGTCGTTAAAATCAACCTTGACCTCTGCGGCAACGGTCGGCGCACTGTCATA